TCATAGCCAACTGGGATAAGGGCATTTATGTGCCTCAAGGCGGGGCAATTGACATTGAGGGCGTTGGCCTGATTGAAGCCAAACTAACGTCAGCCCGGCCAGAAGAAATCCCGGCGACACATCGTGGTAGATACCAGTTGCAAGGTCAGATGATGTGTACTGGATATAAGTGGGGTTGCATTGCCGTTTTGTATCAAAGCACAACGCTGCGCCTGTTTGTTTACCGCGCCGATGAGGCAATACAAAAGCGCATCCGCGAGGCGGTTATTGATTTTGAAAATCGCCGAAAAAATATTGACAAGTACCCGGTAGTGTCACCGGCTGATGGGGTGGCGGCATACGGCCGGGTCGATGCAGACGCACCGCCATTAGAGCTAGAAGGTGACGACGCACTGTGGGTTGATCACCTGATGGCGGCCAAGGCTAATAAGGCGATGGCCGAGCGAGAGATCGACATTGCCACCGCTGCCCTGATGGACAAGATGGGCAGCCACGACACAGCCTTTGCGTCTGTTGGTAATCGCCGGGTGCAAGTCAAGTGGCCGACCCGCAAAATGCGGGCGCAGCCTGAGAAGGTCGTGCCAGCAAAGCCTGAGACTGTCGTGCGACAGAAAACACTAACCATAAAGGAGATTGACTGATGGCTGGACAACGCCGTGAAAGCTCGTGGAAGCCGATTGTCAAAGCGGTGGCCGCTTACCACCGCCACAACGGTCACGGCCCGACAGTGAACGAAATAGCCTATGCTGTGGGTCGATCAAGAACAGCCGTCAGGTTTCAGCTAGACAAGCTGATTGAGGATGGCATACTAACGCACACGCCCGGCAAGATCAGAACAATCAGGGTGGCTGAATAGGTAAGGGGGCGAAATCCCCCTTATTTTGTTAAGCCCTTCACCTTTTCAAATGACCTCATGCCGCCAAGGCCGAGCATACCCATCAAGACAGTAAGCAGGCTGGACATATCAAACTGTGGCAGATCAGGCAAAGCCACACCGGCATAGGCACTGGCAAAGATAACGAAAGGCGCAAGCACAAAATGCCAAGCCAAGGCAACGCCGCATGTCCAACCAACGAAAGGCCGCCAGCCCGCCACAAAGATGCTGCGGTGCTGCGCCTCGGCTTTGTTGATTTCTAGCTGACCCTTGGCAAGCTCTTGCGCGTGACGCTGCGCCATTGTGGCAACTTCATGCGCGAGCTTTGCCTTCTGATCCTTATCCTCAATGAACTTATCCAGCAGGCCGGTGACTGGCCCAATCAGTGCTTCAAGCATTTACTTACCCTCGTGGCTCATCCAGACGGCAAAGGCACCAGTGGCCGCACCGACTATCGTTGAAACAAAAGCGGTTTGCTGCGTAGTGGCAGCAGTACCCAAACCCATAAACCAGTCGCATACGTTCCAAGCCATCACTGTAAACACCAGCATCATCAACCGAGGGATAACCTTGTATTCGACTAGCGTCTTACTCATCTGCCTTTTTTCCCCAATTGATTATCTCATCAATGGTTCTGCCGCAACCAATGCACCTGACGCGATCCTTGTCCAGAACGCATATGCCAACGCAAGGGCTTTTAGCCATCTGCCAAAGCCCTCATGCGCTTGACCAGTCTTTCCGAGCGATTGGGCAGTTGCCGCGCCCACTTGCTATCGAGCATCTCTAGAGCAGCCCCAGCCCATTGACGCTCATCAACGCACCGCTTCATGCCCTTAAATTTTTTCATCGTTGGCAAGCCCATATTAAACATCATGTTAGCGATGATGCGCTGCGCCTCTTCTGGTAGTTCGCTGAAATCTTCATAGAGCCGGTGACAATCCTCGCGCACGATAGCTATGTCCAGATCGAATAGCTGCTTCATGCGGCGCTCAGTAATCGTGTAGCCCAGTGGCTTGCCGTGTTCTGCATCACCCTCAATGATGCGATGCCCCACGCCGACAGTCAAATACCCACTCGTGCATTTATACACGTCTAGCCGCATACCCTCATCAGCGATTAGCTCTTCGCGTAGCTTTTCAATATCCATTACAGCCTCATCTCCAGAACGTGATCAACCGTTTTAACCCAGCTATCAGCTTCCTCTTCAGCCGTGAAGCGTGACGCGGGCAGGCGCATACTATATTGCCGTACCGACGTAACCGGCATGAACAAGCACCTTCTGGCATTGGGTGATACAAGGCACAAAACATCGTAATCGTCTTTCGTAGGCAGTTTTTTAGTTTTGCAACCGTGACCAAGACTAAAGTGGTGCCGGGCTGATCTGTGATGGCAGTGGACAGCCAGCGTGGCCGTCTTAACTTGAACCCTGATAAAAGTCTGTTCACAAAACGCAAGTACGTCAATCCTATCCATTGGGCAGTGGGTCGCTTTCCAACCGCCATCCATAGATAGAATGGCCGCAAGAGCCGTATGCTCACCAATCAGCCCCGTTGTTGTTTCACTCATCTAAGCCCTATGGCTCCGGCTGTCGATACCATTATTGCGATGAACAAACCTACCACAACCAGCACCAATAAGAAAATAGCCAGACCTATCTTTACGTTTTCAATGGCTTCATCGTGCGCAATGGCGGCAGCCTTGGCCGCTGCAAGTCGAGCCTCTTTCTGTTCGCGCAAAGCCTTGTTGTGGTGGTTGATAATCTCTTGCCACGTTGACGGCTGATCCGCTGGTTTAGGCCAGCGCATATTTATCATTTGGGCTACGGTCTGCATTTCCTCAGTAAGACGCTTCGCTTCAAGCACTGCGTCGATGCTGCCTTTAAAGCTAACATCGCCAACCCCGGCCTGCTTGTTTCGTTCCTCGTTAAGTTTCTTTTGCGCCGAGAATAACGTGCCGATCTGCTCCGACAAATCAGCCACCGACTGAACATCATTCACCCTAGCTTTTATGAATGCTATGGCGTTTGACGCGGCGCTAACCGCCATAAGGGCTGTGCTTATTGGCTCCATTTAAGACAACATTCCTTTTCTAAGCGGCAAACACTTATAAGATTTGGCGAGAAAGTCGCCGGGTAATTCGCCAATGTCCTTTGCCATTTCATGCACTCGCTCAACACAGGCCTCATAGGATTTCCACGGCCCGCGAAAATCATGTAGCTCAATGCAGTTTTCTGGGGCGCTTAAAGAGCAGGCCAATACAATTGCCTTAAACATTGTCTTTGTTTGATAGTGCTTTGGATATGCGAATGATACCAAGCACTATAGCCAAAAAAGCAATAACAAGCGCAAGCCATTGGTTAAGCGGAGCCAACCAAATAGGTGCTGTAATCCCTGCGGTCACAATAGATGCGTCGGTTGGCAAATCTTTCATCTACGGCTCCATTGCCAATCCACAAAAAGCGTTTCTTTCCAGCGTTCAGCGCACACTGCTTCATGCGTGTCAAGTTGATGTTTAACATCGTCAGCTTTCATCATACCACCACACCTCAGTGTTGCCCATTGTCGCGCCGAATCTGCTAGACCAGAAATCTATTGATGGACTTGCATCGAGCGTAACGCTTGGGCTTCTTAGGATTGCGCCAAAAGGCCAACTAGCGCCGGAACTTTCAAAGTAAAGATAAAAACCAGCCGTTGTGCCAAGAGTGTGGTCTATACCAGAGCCAGTGTTGGCTGAACCAGTGCCACCAGCGTCACGATTCCAAGCCCCATTTGTAGCTGCTGTTGATACAGCAGTCCAAGATTCTCCACCATAGCTAGTAGCCCTATCCGAATAAGTTTTTGCAGAATAATATTCATTTTCGCCAGCGTAAGTAAACCCATCACTGTCACTTTCAAAGTCATAAAGCGTACCATCAACCGTCACATCATCAATTTGTTGGTCTGATGTAAACGTGCTAGGTGCAATGTGTTGTATTAGAAGCCTGCCAGCAAGGCTATATGGCAAGCCATCAGACGAACCATATGTGTACTGTGTCCAAGTATCGACTGAAGCATCATTACCAGTAATTGTTTCAAGAAGAACAAGCCTACTTTCAACAGCTTTAAACACAATTCCATAATAGGTGCTATCAGTGTCTGCTGTATGCCAAGTAATATCAACATTTGCACCAGTAGTATCCGCTGAAATAATCCCTGCTGCCGCAGCACGACCATTCACAGAACCAGCATAGGCTTCACTACTTGTGAAATCACTATCAGGCGTGATTGTTGGCGGCGCATTGTTTCCAGCGTCAACGCCCATTAACCACACTAAAGCCTCTCCGGTATCTCGACTGTATGTAGCTGTTGAAGCTGTCAAAGTAGTTCCACCGAGAGTTGCTACAACACCAGCAGACGTCCCAGTCACAATATCAAAAGTTCCCGAAGATGGGCCATCAAATAAGAAGTTAGAGCCTAACAGGTATCGTCCATCAAGAACCACGCCAGCGCAAGACCCACCACCAAGGTTTGATCCACCTCTAGCATTACTTATTGTGACGCTTTCAGAAGCAGTTACATTTCTTTTTGATAACAACACACCGCTGCAAGTTGGGCTTCCAGAAACACCTGACCCCCCTGCCAAAGGTTGAAATGGAATCACCAAATCCCAACCACCAGATGGCGGGATATATACTCCAGAACCTGCATTGTTTTCAAATGTAATCCAGATGAAAGCCCTGTTATTCGTAGGAACCTCAGATGGCAAGTTGAAGGCTGTCAGGTTTGAAGACGTAGTTGTTTCGGTGTGAAAGAAAAACTCACTTACTGGCCCTGTAGCTACGCCCGCCGCTGCCATCATTCCAGATTGGCGCAGCATTAGCTCATATCCAAGCCAGAGACAAAGCCATACCAAGTCGTTCCTTGGTCGCGGGTAATAAAGGTGAGTAGATCAACATCATTCGCACCAGCCGATAGCGTTGGTGCTGTGCCGCCAGCCCATTTCACAGACGCAGGCCAACCAACAGTAAACCCACTGGCTGATGCGTCTTGTTTAATTTCAAGCACAATCGTTGTTGTGTGTTCATTGTCTGGATTACTAAAAGCAAACGTGGTGTTTTCAGTTAAGGTTGTATAAAAATATGCGGATGTAGTTGTATCGCAAGTTGTTGTGTTTGAACTTGACGAAACTGCCGCGTAAACTTCTTTTGCGTTAACCCCTCTAATCAACTTATCACAATTCAACTGAGTTGGGCTTGTCGAGAAACCAACATTTCCAGCACCATCGTAAAGTCTGACACCAGATGTGTCTGCCACCAAGAACATATTTACGCTAGAAGTTTGCCGGAGCCTAATCCTAGAACCGCCAATATAAAGATCTCCGGTTCCTTGGTCTTGTAAAACCGAATCACCGCCATCGTGATAAAGTTCTAAGTCAGGTGTGCCAGAATCACCAAAGGTTGCTTTGACATTATCACCATAGTGGATGTTGCCAGTCATAGTGCCGCCAGCAAGGGCTAAGAAATCACCGCCCGTTACATAAGCCGGAACCCAGCTTGTGCCATTGTATAAGCGTATTTGGTTGTCAGTAGAATTGTAATAAAGTTGGCCGCCGACTAATGCATTGCCATCGTTGTCAGTTGAAGGCCCATCTTTTGTCGCATCAAAATTTCCAAGAACTCCGCGACCAGTAAATGTTACTGACATAGATGTTCTGGTTTCAGTCAACTCGTTGTTAACTGTGATTGTTGTACCATCAATCGAAATCACGTTTGTATCTGATGGAATCCCAGAACCGCCAACAACCACCCCAGTGCTTGCTACTTCCATTCCGACAACAATTCCAGATGCTGAAACCACAGTCATTGATGTGGTTCCTGTCGTAAATGTGGAGTCGGTGACTGCGGTTGCTTGCGCTTGGGTGTCAGCCATAGCACCGAGGTATCTGTCATCAAAACTATCAAGACCAGTAAAAACAGCATCTCGTGCCGCTGTCGCAGCATCTTTTGCAGCCAAGGCGGTTGTTGCCGATGTTGAAGCGTTAGTCTCTGATGTTGCGGCATTACTCTCTGAGGCCGCAGCATTGGTTTCAGATGTCGCGGCATTGCTCTCAGATGTTGCTGCGTTCGCAGCACTGGTAGCCACAGATGCAGCATCTACCAGCAAATCCCACTTAGCGCTGTCTGCATTTGAACTGATAGGCTCAGACCCGCTAGATGTGTGGGCTGTGTTACAGATGTATATGTTTGAGTTACTTGTATCCTTGATTATGTCACGCACATAATACTGTGTACTCGCAGCCCAATCGCCTTTAAATGATCCAATTTCTGTGACAACCTCCGGGTTACCAGTGGTTGAATTGAACTGAAGCAACTTGCCTGCACGGTCTGCCTTTTTGGGCAGGGTCATATCTAGCGTTCCACCATCAGCAACAAGCTCTGGGTCATAAACAGGCGCTCGCAGTGATCTTGCGTTTTCTTCTGATAATTGCTGATCAAATATTGTCAGCGCGTCAAGTTGCTCATTAAGGCTTGATGCCAGCAAGTCACCGGCTGTCACAAAATCTGTAACCCGCTCAATGTCACGCGCACCAATAATTGTTATGCTGTCTTCGGCAATTGGCGTTGATGGAACGCTTGACCCAGTAACGATATTCACCGAGCCGGTGCCGTTAGCGTTGACGGTTACAGTGTAATCTGTCGTGATTGTTAGAAGGGTTGTGTTGAAATAGACTGCAACATCATTTTGATCCAGCACCTCAAACGTAAAGGCGTATGGCCCCAAGCCGCTTGAGCCGTCAAAGACGACGCGACGTGTGATTGCGTTAATGTTGTAATCAGCCATTTTGGTGCCTCATATGATTGCTGTGATTATACATTATTTTATCATGTCTGATAAGGACGGTTTTTCTGCTGTTGGTTTTGTTAAAACAGGGAAGCGTTTTTTGTTTTTAACGTCTGCTAGCTTTTGTGCAAACTCTGGGAACTCTACTATCTGGTCGTCTAGCCCATTGTCTGATAGGTCAACGGCAAGCTGCGAATATTGCACAAGCCGGGGGTCTATATCATCTTCTATAATCTCACCAAACAAACGCGTTTTCGCTAGATTTCGGTAGTCCTTTTGAATTTTCTTGATAATCTGCCGCATATCACCAATAGATAACTCTTCACCAGTTGCTTCAGCGTCATCCATAAACTCAGTCATAGAAGCCGCAATGTTTTCTTCTAGCGTCATGCCATCAATCAAGATCTCTTTATTGGCTAACAGTTTCCAACGCGCCTCAATTTCGGGCGGCACCTTTAACCCCTCAATCTTTTGGGGGAATGGTGT